CTACACGTACTTCAATATTTTTTAATTTGTTAATCTGATGTTGTAGCTTAAATGCGTAATCTAATTGTTCTTGAGTCTTTGGTTGCGGTTGATACATTGACCGATATGTATCTTTGCTAGTAAGAGTGGTCTTTTTCAACTGTTCTAGCGTTGACTCCATGTCTCCACTTCTAAATGCCGACGCTATCGAGCATACCAGAACTATTTTGTACTGGTATGTCCCTTTGAACAAACTTTTTGTTGTTTTAGTTAGCATTTTCCAACATGCTGCCTGTAGTAAGCAACGGCACCTTGACTACTTTTGGTTTAGCAACTAGTAAGATCTTATCGTTCTCAATAGTAATAGTTAACCAACCGCCACCTTTTAATTCGCCAAACAACATCATACGAGCAAGGTCACGTTTAATTTCCTTATCAATAACACGTTGTAGTGGACGAGCACCCATCTTAGCATCAAACCCTTTGTCGATCAGCCAGTTAACAGCTTCCTTATCAATTTTAATACGAATAGCTTTATCTTTAACTTGATCTTTCAAAGCGTCAATAAACTTCATAACTACTTTAGTCATTGTTTCTTTGCCTAACTTATTAAAGGTAATGACACCGTCTAATCGATTTCGGAATTCAGGAGTAAAGAATTTCTTTAAGTCTTTATCACTATAGTCTTTTTCTTGAGTGCCAAAGCCAATAACATTCTTTTCAGCATCTTGTGAGCCAGCATTTGTAGTAAGAATAAGAATTAAGTTACGGCAATCGGCTTGCTTGCCATTTGATCCTGTGATAAAGCCATTATCCATCATTTGTAACAGTACGGTACTTACGTCCGGGTGTGACTTTTCAACTTCGTCAAACAATAACACAGCATTTGGATTCTCTTGAATCTGCGTGATCAATAGTCCGGCGTTTTCTTCAAAGCCAACATAGCCCGGTGGACTGCCGATAAGTTTACTGATGCTATGCTTCTCTTGATATTCACTCATGTCAAATCGTAGTAGCTTAACGCCCAAGTGCTTACTCAGCGCCTTGGCAGTTTCGGTCTTACCGCAACCTGTAGGCCCCATGAACACAAATGACCCGATAGGTTTATTATCTGATTTTAAGCCTGCCTGTGCTACAACAATCTTATCAACTACTTCAGTTAGGGCAAGATCTTGACCGTATACTTCTTCACCGAGCTTATCTTGTAGTGTTGCAAGTGTTTGGCTTTCAGTTTCCATAACTTGTTCTTCGGGCAAGTTAATAATCTTGCTTAACTCATGTTGGATTTCACGTTCGGTAACATTACGATCGTCTGCTAATTTTAAATTAAAACGTGAACACGCTAAGTCGATCAAATCAATTGCTTTATCTGGAAGCTTCTTATCTGTTTGATACTTAACGGATAGTTTGATTGCCGCTTGTAACGCATCGTCTTTAATCTTAACTTTATGGAATTCTTCGTAGTATTTCTTAATGCCTTTAAGAATTTGTAAAGTTACTTCCTGTGTAGGCTCGTCAACAGTAATGCGTTGGAAACGACGCATGAGCGCACGGTCCTTTTCAAAGTGTTTGCGATACTCTTCCCAGGTAGTCGATGCCACAACTTTAATGTTGCCTTTGCTTAGAGCCGGTTTCATCATGTTAGCGAGATCGTTAGCACTATTACCTGCGGATCCTGCGCCAGAGATCATGTGTGCCTCGTCGATGAACAGCACCGTCTTACCTTTCTTAGTAAGGGCTTTCAGCACTTGTTTGAAACGCTCTTCAAAATCGCCTCGATACTTACTGCCTGCTAGCATAGCACTAATATCTAGATTATAAACTGTATAGTCTTTTAGGAAATCAGGAACAGCACCCTTAACGATATTAAACGCAAGACCTTCTGCTATGGCAGTTTTTCCTACGCCGGGATCTCCAACTAAGATTACATTGTTTTTACTACGTCGCCCCATTGCTAAGGCAATATTTTCTAATTCGTCGATTCGACCAATGACCGGGTCAATCTTATTTTTCTTAACAGCATCGTTTAAGTTTGTAGTAAATGATGATAATGCCCTGCTACTAGAGTTATCTTGTTCTTCTACTTCTTCTTGCTCAACCGAATTGTTAATATAGTCGGCAAATTTATCTTTATCAATATTTGCTTGAGCAATATAAAAGTGCGCCCAACTACGTTTTTCACCAACCATAGCAAGGAATACATCAGTGGGCTCAATGCGTTGACGACCGTTGAATAACACTTGTGTAAAAGCACGGTTAAGCACACGCTCAACTGATTGTGTTTTCTTTGGCTTGACTACTACATCCTGAACAGTAATTTCGGCACATTTATGCTGAAGATACTCACCAAGATTCTTTCTCAGATGCTCGGCATCGGCACCGTATCCTTGAATAGTGTTAGTAAACGACTCCTCTAATAACATAGCAAACAATAGATGCTCTATAGTTAGATATTCGTGGTGTAATTTTTTAGCAGTATCAATTGCTTTTTCAAATACTACTTGTAAATTGTCGCTTGGTTCAACCATTTAATTTCCTTTGTTTTTTCCGTGCCATTTGTAATTTTAAATCACTTACATATTCTGTAAATGTAATTCCATCTAAATGATCCAATTCGTGTTGGAAACATCTAGAGTCAACGCCATCAAGTTCTATTATACATTGTTTGCCTGTGTTGTCAAGATAAGCGGCAGTAATTTTATTATGTCTTTTAACTTTAAGCCATAAATTAGGAAAACTTAAACATCCTTCTTGATCATCTTTTAGATCGTTGTCGCCGACCATAATCCATGGATTAAAACAACCGATTTCTCGACCGTCTACTAGTTTCATAACAAACACTCTGCGCAATAGTCCGACTTGATTACCAGCTAGCCCAATACCTCGATTAGCCTTCATTATTACTAACATGTCTTGTTCAACGACTGCAGCATTAATATGATTTTTAAAATCCCAACTTTCAGATTTTTGTTTAAGTATGGGATCAGGCTCGTGAATTAATTTCATCATTGAGTTGCTTCAACCTTGTTACTAAATCTGGATCAGTCACTGCTGGTGCCTTAATATTTACTACAATTACAAATCTTCCTTTATATCCGGAATGGGGATTAGTAAATCCTTGTCCTGCGCTGGCAAATTCTGCTCCAACATTTATTCCAGGTCGTAGGTCAATTGGCATAGTATTTCCAGTAATTGACGTAGCAACTTTTTGACATCCTACCATTGCTTCGATTGGTGTAATGTCTATGCTTGTATATAGGTCATCACCTCGGCGCTCAAATTTGCCAGACGGGTCACCTAACACAATAATAGTTACGTTTAAATGGCCACGGGGAGTATTAGGAAAACTATCGTCACCTAATCCTTGGTATCTAATAGTTTCGCCATGGTGAATGCCAGGCGGCACATTAATGACTACAGTTTGAGGTTTACCGCTAGGTAGTCTATAGTTAGCTTCTAACTGTTTGCCTAAGTAAGAATCTAGCAAGCTGATTTGGCACTGAATATTTAAATCTCTATTTCGACGTTGATTTCCACCTCGCATATGACCAAATATATCACCGAACGGATTGCCGCCCTGACCAAACATATCACCGAACGGATCTCCTGATGTAAATCGCACTTGCGGTCCACCGCCGTACATACGTTGTTGATCGTATTCAGCTTTCTTCTGAGCGTTGCTTAAGATATCATAGGCAACACTGATATCTTTGAATCGGGCTTGGTCACCACCTTTGTCTGGATGATGTTTGTTAGCCAAGGTTCGATATGCTTTTTTAATTTCGTCTGGGCTAGCATTTTCGCCAACACCTAGTGTTTGGTAATAATCTGTCATAGTCGTAAAAAAGGCTCCATTGATAGTACTAATTATACTATCTTAAACGGAGCCTGTCAAGAGTTTGGCTTATTTCTTCTTAGCCGGTGCTTTTGGTTTTGCCGGTGCGTTTTCAGGAACTTTTTCGCCTTCGAATTTCTTATGCTTTTTAACTGCTTTCTTTTCGGCTATTGGCTTCTTAGCTGGTTCTTTTTTATCAGCGGCAATTGCTGTTGTGGCTAACACTGCCGTAATTAATAATGCTAGTAGGTGTTTCATAATATTTTTCCTTATAGTGCTGGTTGGTCAGCTTGTGGCACAACTTTACCAAACTTGCTTGCGGCTGGAGCTGGTGAATTAAAACTGCTGGTTGAGCCGAAGCTTCCTGCCGCAGGTGCGCTAGGTGCTGTAAACCCGCTTGATGGTACGTTGGTTGTTGCATTTCCAAATGCTCCGGGGCTTGCAAAGGCTGTATTAGTGTTGCTACTGGCAAAGGTATTATTAGTACCAAAGCTGGTTGGTGCCTGGTTAGTGTTGTTTACATTAATCATTCCTTGACTGTTTGGTGGCATGTAAGTTGTGCCTGCGCCCTGGCCAAAACTACCTAGACCACCCTGCTCTGCTCCAGCAATTTTTTCTTGTGTGCGACCATACGCGGCAATACCCAACACAGCACCCATGGCCAAGTGGAACAGTCCAGCGCCTTGTAGTGTTAGTGGTTGCCACTGGCTACTGATCTGTCCGTGATTGAGGGCTTGATGTATGCTCCATAATACTGGAAACAACATGAAGTCGCAGGCGCATACCGCCATGTACAACCACCCCATAGCTGGTCGCCATCGTTTGGCCATCCAATCTTCTTTTTGTACTGCTTCTGACATAGTGTTCGCTCCTTTGTCGTTATATGTTTATTTACTTTACTTGTTCAAATATCTTCTTTTGGCTAGTGTACCATTCAATCCACGCATTATATTTTTCTCTAAGCTCATAATATTTGCCAGCATTTTCGTTAGCATTTTCTATAATATCACTTAGTTGAATTTTTTTATTTGTGTCCAGTAGTGTCAGCTTGCCCGCAGGTTCTACTAGCGCAGCCGGAACATCTGGAAATTTAACAGCTACCGGAACAGTAGTACAACCAGTAATCAACGCAACAAGGAAAATTACTAAAAACTTTTTCATTTTTTCACCTCAGTTGGATCAGCTACAGCTTTATTATAGTCAATAATGGCAATTTCTGGAACCTTACATTCAGCATTAATTGCTTCTTTATCTTTTTCAATGATTGTTTTAACAACCTCAACTTTTTTCTCAACTATCTTAACTCGTTCAACGATCTTAGTTTCAATAACTGTATTAACTTGTTTACTTTGTGCTTCTGCTACAGCTACTTTATCTTGCATTTCTTTAATTCGAGCACGGGTATCAGTGCCAGCGTTAAAACTACCTAGTAAGTAGGCAGTAGACACTAGTACAACTACCCCACCAATTTCCGCCGGCAGTTTGTACTGACCCATAAAAGGAATTAAGTTAACTAACTTACTACCAATATATAAGGCAAGACCAACTATAGTAAACAAATAGTAGATCCAAACAACAAAGCTATCCGGTACTAAACTAAACATCCACTGAAATTGTCCCATGACCGATTATCCTTGAAGAACTTGAATTGCGTGTTGGTAATGATTTTGACGATCTTCTAATCCCAATGTACCACCGTTGATACGCTTGGTCATTGTAAGGATGTCGCCGTTATCTGCGTACTGATTTAATCCGTTTGTTTCCCAAAACCAGCAACCTGATTGGATAGCACCTTCAAATGTTCCAAGGAATTCAGGAAGGTCTTCGACTGGTGTTTCAATACTTTCGGCAAACTTAGTATAGTTTTGCTTGCCAGTTAACTGAATAAGTCCACGTCCGCAGTAACGGAATCCGTCACCAGATGCTTCGTCACCATTACCCATGCGTCCACCGTACGCACGGTTAGCAATAGCTTCTTGATTGTGGGCATACTGATTGGCAATTTCCATATTAGGAAATAGTCTTGGCCACACTTTACATAATGTTTCAGCACGATAGTTTAAATTTTCTTTTAGTGCTGTATATCCGCCCGATTCGTGTGCTGTTTGTGCTAGGAAAGCTGCAACACGTGGCACTGTGTTAATGTCGTAATCAGGAAGAATTTTACATAGTGCTTCATGCCAGTGTTCGACATAAGGGTTATTAGGTAAAATTGCCGCTAACTTTTGTACTGTAAAATCAAAATCAAATCCGTCTGCCATCATAGTTTCCTTTTAAGTGCTACGGCCCAGCCGCTGTTTTCAAATATAAATGTATCACCAATTTTGGTAATATTGTAAGGGCCGATATATTTGGACAAAAACATGACTTCGGCCATGCTTGAACTTTCCAACATAATAGGACCTTTTACTGCTGTATAAACTTCTTGTCGTGTACCGCTGGTAACGATATTAAATTTTACTAAATCTCCGTAGCTTTTTTTAAAGCTGATTGATTCATCGAGTAAATGTATTTCTTCAGCATAACTATTTTTAAAAAAGTTACTAAAGTTTTCTAACATGTTTTCTTCAGTAGCAATGTTATAAGACTGTGCGTCAGTCGGTACAGCTATTCCTAAGTTTTCTAGGGTCGCTTCTTGACTTTTAAAACTTTTAAAATATCTAAATCGCATGTTTGGTTCGTCACACAATTTCTTAACACCGTCTAAAATTGTGTTAATTTGACTAGCAACATGTTTAGTACGTTCTAGCTCGACAAATACTCGATATTTGCCATCATCCATTTCACCGGGAGTAATATCTGCGTCAAGCACAAAGTCGTACCCCATTTCGATAAAGTTTTCAAGGTCTTTGGCAGGATCTTCACTATCAACAGTAAATGCTAATACAACAATATCTTCGTCGTCGCCAATTTTACTTTTATAAGAATCAATCTCAAAGACCTTTTTAACAAAGTATCTTAGGTCAGTGGCACGTAAACTTTCTGTAATATGTTTCATAATTATACCGGTGGAGCCGCTGGTGCGCCTGCTGGTGCTGGCATACCGCCTGGAGCAGGTGCTGCACCGCCTGGAGCCATAGGAGCAGGTGCTCCGCCTGGCGCAGGTGTCCCGGCTGTGGGCGCAGTAGCTTCTTGATCTTGATTTTCGTTTTTCATCTTATCCATGTAGCCTTTGTAGATATCAAATGCTACTTTCTTTGGCATTTGGATTTCAACAACCCAAATAGGCTTATGATCTAATTTACCTTTTTTAGTACCTGGACGGATGTCATCTGGTGTTCGTATTTTTCTAGGCTCGATCAAATGACTCTTTTCATAAGATACTTTACATCCCAGGTCTAACAATCTTTTTGCGCCATCTGGATCAGGCATCTTATTCTTTGGCCACATAAAGCTAGCAGTTATCCAATGACGGTCTACGACTGGACCCGATGCTAGTTCACCATCTTCCCAATTGTCGTATACATACAGATCCATTTCGTCAAGCACACGCTCGAAGTCTTTTAACACACTAATGCTAGTGTTGTTTTCGTATAGATCGTCTATGTTGCGGATTACGTCTAAAATATCATGCATGAGAGTTCCTAGAATTCATTATACTTATTTAGCTGGTTTGAAACGATAACATAACAGTTTATTATTCTGTGTATTCGTTAAATAATAGTGTAGGACCTCTGTAGTTATCGAGGCGGTCGCTACAAGTCCTACTTTTACATTACATTAAAGTAGGAGCAACTTAGATGACAAAAAGAGTGAAAAAACGCTTTACATCAGAAGTTAAAGTCATTGACTTTCAACCATACCTTCCTCAAAAGAAGCAACGTGTTAGCCTTCAGGCGCGAAATGCCAACCAGAAGATTTACATACAAAAACTCCAAGACGAACAAAAAAGTATTATATTTGCCATCGGGCCAGCCGGCACAGGCAAAACAATGCTGGCAGTTCAACATGGAATTAAATTGTTTCAAGAAGGTATAGTAGATAAGATCATTGTGACTAGACCCGCCGTTTCCGTAGATGAAGATTTGGGATTTTTACCTGGTACGCTAAATGAAAAAATGGCCCCGTGGACAAGACCAATATTTGACGTACTTGGAGAATATTATAAACAAACAGACATAGCTAAAATGCTAGAGGATGGAACTATTGAAATTAGCCCGCTCGCTTATATGCGAGGACGTACATTTAAAAATGCCTACATTATCGCTGACGAATGTCAGAATACAACAGCTAATCAAATGAAGATGCTACTTACACGCTTAGGTGAAGGATCTAAGATGGTAGTAACAGGAGATTTAGCCCAGGCAGATCGTATGAACGATAATGGACTAATAGAATTTTGTAATTTATTATCGAAGAAACCCGGACTTAAACACATTGACATAGTCCAGTTCGATCATAAAGATATTGAAAGACACGATGCCGTTAAGGAGGTGTTGTCAATATACGGTGATTAAAAAAGGGCCTTCGGGCCCTTTTTGTTTACAAATGACTTAATCTTATCAGTGTTGCAGCTAGATTGATTTCAGCATCGCTAACTAGCGCATGATCTGCTAATCCTGCTTTAATAATAAGGATCGCTTTATCCTGAGTAGGTTCATCACCGAAGATAGTAATATTATCATACAACCAACGATAAATTTCTTCCATTTCTTCTGGACGAGCTTGTGAACATACTAGCTTACGTGCTTCACTAATCTTACCAGCTTTGAACAACGCAACCATTTCAAGTTTATAATCAGCCTGACCACTGTCACCTTTTTCTGGACTGTGTAATTTGCCATCTAAACTGTTCATTTGAACAGTATTGATACATTTACGTAGATCAGGGTATGTAGCTTTAACAAACGTATCAAGTGTGTCTAATTCAAAATCAATTTGTTCTGTAATCAAAATCTCAGCCATTCGAGCAGTAAATTCTGTAATGTCTACTCGTTCAATATGAAAGCCCTGGCAACGACTATGTAACGCAGGTATAATCCTGTTAGGATAGTTACAAGTAAGAATAAATCTAGCAGTAGTATGGTATTCTTCCATCACTCCACGAAGTGCCGCTTGAGCGTTGGGTGACAAATAATCAGCTTCGTCTAGTAGTACTACCTTAAAGTCCCCAAACGGAATCATCTGTACAAAGTTAACAATCTTGTCACGTACATCTTCAACGGAGTTAGTACGGCTTGCGTTAATTTCTAAAATATCGTATTCATTTAGATCAAGTTCATTAAACAAGATTTTAGCTAGAGTAGTTTTACCAATACCTGCGTTACCACTAAACAACAAATGCGGAATTGATTTTTGTTTAATCCATCCTTGTACTTGTTCCTTCTGATGATTATCTCTAAACACATACCCGTCTATAGTTGACGGTCTATATTTTTCAACCCATAGTTCTTTCATTTTTTATCCCTTTCTAATTCTTCTCTTGTTACAAAGTGCGGAGGAGGATTAAAATTCCAACTATCCGCTGTAAAAATACGTACTGGTTTCCAGTATTTGTGTAAAATATTGTTAACGGCTACAACTCCTATAACAACTACAACAAATCCTAGCATTGTTAAAATACTGCCGCCGAGCCACACAGCCGCTTGATCCATATCCATATTATACTACTTCCTCAACAATTCCTAAAAATTCTGCTAAGATTAATAATAGTCCAGCAAAAAATAAATCGCCCTGGATTAAACATCCGCCGGCGCCAATGCGTAATATACTCTTTACAAGGCTAACATAAAAATGTCCCCGGCTTGTGTCTTTAGGTTGAATTTCAATCATATGTACTCCTTACCTGTATTATACAGGTAAGAACAGGGCTAGTCAATAGCCCTGTTACTCAAAGTAATTACGATTTAATAATGCGGACGCATAAAATCTTCTGGGCTATGTGTTGATCCGTGCCCAGGAGTGCTGTGTTCACCAGAATAAAAATCATTTGGTTTTTCGTCGGTACTGGCAAGAATTGCCTTAGTATCAACTCTGCGGATAACAAAGTCATTGCCGTCTTCGCCTCTAACTGTAATCCCGCGAGTCCAACGACCGTGTTCGATTAGGATCCATTCTCCTACTTGTACGTCCTGTTGCTTTGGTCCAATGGCCCAAACTTTACCCCAGCGTGGTTTAATACCTTCGCTTTTGCCGTCATCACTGCGAATAATAATACCACTTGAAGTTTTTTGTTCTTCAAAATTCATATCTGTAATTAAGACATTATCTCGAATTGGGATAAGTTTTCCTTCTACTACATTCATTCGTTACCCTCTGGATCTTGTTGGGCTACATTTTTAGCAACTGGGTCACGTGATACTTGCCTATCGGCTACAGCGCCGGCACCTGTCGGCACTGCAATAGTGTCCTCAACCTTGCGGATAATTTTTCCACCAGGCCCTAGTTCGTCACCGCGAGCATTGACTTTTACATTGCCCACTGCTACTGTCATTTCATTCTGCATAACCAATTTAGTCATGTCGATTTCTTTACCTTGCATTGTGCGGTAAACTGATCGTTGTTGTTCTTTCATTGCCATTTTAATCTCCTTGGATTATACTATTACTTATCTCAGGAATTCCTGCCAGTCTAAATTATATTTGACTGAATCTATTTCATGTACACCTAGCAAAAACAGCACAAAACTGGCTACGCTAGACCCACGTCCTACACCCCAAACTACGTTATTTTCGCTACAAACATCTACAAAGTGCTTGATCCATTGTAGCAAGGGGATCATACCACGTTCTTTGTACGCAATAATTTCTGCCGCAACTCGTGCTCGTTCGGCATCAGTAGTACACCTAGTTAGACAATGTGATTCTACGTCAAATTTTAAGTATTCTTTTGGCATAAACCAATCACTTTGAAGTGCTTGGTCAAAATCATCGATTGAAATTTGATCTAATTGTTCATTGAACCGATTAAACGTAAATCCAGCGGTACGTTCTAACTGCTCAATATCATCAGTATAATCTACCGTAACTTTTTTTAGATTGGTTAGCTTGCCCTGATAGAGGACCTTGAATATGTCTTGTGAATTAAAGATAGGATTACCAAATTGATCTAGGCGCATAGCCTATAGTTTAACTTACATTTATCAATTTGTCAAGATCTTTATTACGAGAATTCATCATTTTTTCGTATTCTCGCAGTCTGCGGTTCGCCATTTCGGCCTTATAAGTATCCAGCATCATAGCAACTTGTTGTTGTAGCTCAAAATTGTATGTGCTGAAATACTTACGAGTTAGATCGTTAATTTTAGATTCAATTTCCGAATCCTTAAATTGACTAAGGTCGCCTGCTAGTGGATGCATAGGTTAAGCAAATACTGCGCCGTTATTGCCAATACAGAACCATTTGGCATTAATGTATTGTAACGTACAAGCAGTACCAACTCCGGTAAATGCTACAGTACCGGCTCCGCCCCAAGCTGGGCTAGTTACAGTTATAGTCATAGTGTTGTTACCAGCATCGAGCATGAACGATTTGACCTGACCATCTCTCCCATCGGCTAATGTAGCTGTTTTAGGTGAGCTATTGGCGGTAAAGTATGATACTGATTTGGCTCGATCAACAACATGTGTTGACACTAACAATTCGCTTCCGGTATAGTAATACGTGCCGACACTAATTGGATATGCCGCACCAATCAATGAAGTGTCAATACTTACTTGAGTAGCGTAAAGAAATAATATCTTTGGGGTATCAGTAGTTACTCTTAGTTCAACATACGCACCGGCTGTTCCGGCTGTTCCGTTGATTGTTACACCTTGTGTATATGCTGTAATTGATGACGGAACAACGGTATCAGCAGTAGTTGAAAAACGTAATGGAGCATTAGCATTCGATGAATGGCTAATATCAAAGTGATATTTTTTGCCCACTGAAAATTCTAAATCAAACTCGTCTCCTGCATCTGTTCTTAACGCTATGCCGTTTAAGAAAAATACATCTTGATTGCCAGCACCGTTGTCATCGACTGTAACTACGTAAGTAACTAAATCTACATTGTTAGACCAAGTTTGCGTTCCTGCGTCATATCTTAGCGCATCACCATTGGCCGGCGACACAATATTAACGTCAGTAACATCATTAAGATTGTTGTTAGCATTAATCCAATTAGCCCCGTCGTATTTTAAAATTTGATTAGCAACTAATCCAGTAGCAGTATCAACGTTAGAAATATCATTAATGTTAGCAATAGTTATGCTAGTAGTTGATAGTGAAGTATTACCCTCAACTGTAAGATTTCCTTTAATTACAACTTCGTTTGTAGTTGTGGTACCTAATATAACATTACCACCTACGTTTAATCGTTTAGCAACGCCTACTCCACCGGCAATTATTACAGCACCAGTTGTTTTAGAAGTTGACTCAGTAGTACCAGCTACTCCTAATTCCAATCCAATGCGAGCACTTTTAGCGATACCAACGCCACCGCTTATTTTAACTGCTCCAGTAGATGGTGAAGTTGATTCAGTTGTTCCGGTTGCGTTTAAAATGCCGCCAACAGTTACATTACCAAACGAAGTAATTAATTCACCTAGCGTAGTGTAGTTACCTAATACTCGCATGAATACGGTGATACCATTATATGTCCATACATCAACTACTGTATGAACTGGATCGGTTACTCCGGGTGTATATCCGGTTAACGTAACAGTTTGATTTATCACACCATTTGCTTGATCAAATACTACACTGCCACCGCTATTTGAAAATTGTACAGTCCATGCGCTAGCCCCATTACTGACTAAATGAATGCGCATACTAGTAAATTGTGCCGGATTAGTTTTCCAATTAGCAAATGTAATTAATGAATTTTGAGATATTTTAAAAACTTGTAGGGCACCAGAGTTTTCATTAACACCGCTGAAATGTATAGTATGCTGACTACCAGTAAATGTAGTTTCGCCCGCATCCGGTACCAAGCCGTTAAAATTACTGTACAATCCGTTCTTAATAGTGCTACCTAACAAATCGTTTGTTACAGTAGCAGTTCCAGCTCCTAGCGTTGCTTTTAGTACTGCTTTTAATTGTAGATCAGACAGGTCTGACTGGGCAGTTTCTAAAGAAGCTTTTATTGCGGCAAAATTTCCACGAAATCCTTCGCTGTCGTTATCCTGGCCAGCAATCGGAAATGCTTCGTTAATTGCGCCATAATTTAAATTGCTCATATTGTTATCCTATCGTTTCTAAATATAAGGTATTTATCCCCTATCTCTTCACCTACTGCATCAATTATATATCGATCAGAGGTGTAGTCTAATAATTTAAAATCAAAGCCACTAAACTTGATGTTTAATATTATGTCATCTGCGGTACCTACTTTACAGTAGCAAAGTGGTACAGCTAACTGAAAATCTAATTCTTGTCGTGCGCCCGGTTGAATACTGCGCATCCATAACGGCAAGTAGTTGCGTTCTAATTCTAACGGTATCTGATTGCCTGAGTTATCTATCCTATAACTTGACTTAATACGATCTCTCCACAAGGAAATGCTACTAGGATAATATGTACCTAAATTTGGGTTCGACACCTGATATACCGATTGATCAATACTTACTGACGTATCGGGGCGATTTGCTGGATTACCAACTTGTTCCATGCGAGCCCGTTTAGCAGCCGCCATGGGGTCGCTTAGACTATATCCAGCCGCCCAAATATCATTACTGGTATCAATGGTTATACTAGAAGAACGCAGTCCTAAGTTTTTTATAGTATCGGGCAGTACATTACCGTTTGGTTCTAATGGGTCAATCATTTGTACGTACACGACCTCGTATACTTTGTCATGAGTTCCTGGAATTACAGCAGTAGCTTTCTTAACACTACTGAATTGAAATCTCTTGCGCTTATGGTTTAACCCCATTGCTGATACATAGGCCGCTGCCTCTGTAGTTTCAATTCCGGCAAAGATTAACATTGATAGCTCTTGTTGAATCCCAAAATTTTCATCGGTTGGTCTATAGATGCTTTCTGGAGTAAACACGCTGGCATTGTTAATAAAGCCCTTCCAACGAGATCGTTGATCTAATTTTAAGAATGGTTTAGTTTTTAAATTACCGTATATTGCGCGATTTGGAGTATCAACCGTGATTGAAAATGTTCTAGTAGTTGCGCTGTAGCCAAACTGATCTTTAGCTTCAACTGTAAACACAAATTTACGATCTATAGTAGTCTTACCGTTATCAAATGATGTAAATGTTTTTGTAGAAGTTTGTGGCGGCTGATCAAAAAATCTAGTGAGGCCCTGGTTACCAGGTTTATAAAATTGATTGGCCTTGCCAATAATTTCACCATCTTGCGTTAATCCTAGCCCCGGCGGTAGTCTTCCGTTGACTTTTGAATACAATACAGTTGCCCCAGTGATGCTAGTAGTGGCTTGTATTTTTAAAGTGGATACAAAATTAGCATTAATTGATCCCAGATCGACCGGAGTAACCCATGACATCACGCTTTCGACTTCGCCTATCATACTGACGGTGAACACTCTTGGCGATCTTGCGTATTCACCTTTATCTGAAAACCGTGTAGCAGTTACAGTGAATTTGTAATCTTTAGTAATCGCAGGCTGATACGGTGAAATACCATATATTTCAGCGGTAGCGATATCAAAATTTAATCCTGGAGGTAGTTGACTTAAATCACCAATAAAGAAAGTTACCCCATCTGGCAACGCTAGCTGTAATGGTTCTACAACTGTTAACCTATATTCATTACTGCCCAATGAAGCCACATGAGATATATGATATTTTCTATAATCCGGAGTTGCTATCACTATGTCAGTTAGCGGATCAGTAATTGTAAACAATCCACCAAATGTTAACCATTGACCTATTACTGGAGCAACAGGTGTATTTGTTACGGTAATGCTATGACCGTTAATTTTATTATCAGTATATAATTTACTTAATGTAACTGCCGATATATCACTGTTTATTTCTTCTAATGAATAGATAACTTGGTCAGTGTCATATGTGTCTAATACTAATGTTATGTAATTGTTTGCTCTATGTAATCCAAGATTACTCTTAGTAAGCCATATCGGAGCACGTAGGTAGGTAGCATCTGCGGTAAACAAACTAGTACCATCTAATAATGAAACATTGTCTGATCTAAAATAATCGTCACCTACTACAAAGATAGCAAACTTTCTTTTTGACTTATATGAAATACTCGGAATAGTAGTGCCATTAATAGGATTAGTAGTATACGTGACAATGGTTTCCGGAGTCACATCACCGTCTGTAATACTAACTACGAATTCGTAATTTCTGTTTAGTTTCTTTGGTCTTGCCGCTGGTATACTATAATCAAAAAATACAGTATCGTAAATATAGCTGTCGTACCCGTTTGTTGGGCGCGACCCGAAATCAAAAGCTACTGAATCATAGTACCCGTCATCATATGTACCAGCCCCGTCTTGAGGTTTAATTGATAGCGCAGGCTCCACCCATCCTGTAATTTTACCATCGGGAGACAATGATAATCCTGGAGGTAACTGTCCGTCGTTGTCAGCAATGAAAAAACTTAATCTTTGACCTGCGGCAGTATCTCGATCAAATGCTTCAATTTGAAAATCTACATAACTCGAGTCTAACACAAAGTATTGCAGATTATTTTGATTAACTGTTAATGATCCTGACGGGGTAATAAATTCAGGGTCATCAGGACCTTGGATAGTTATAAAAAATGTTCTGTCAGATATCTGACCAAGTTTTTCTGCTCTAATACAAAATTCATAGATAGTATTTCTAGGAACTTCGTAAGGAGTTCCTATTATTTTTAATCCTGAGATTCTAAGACCACCGGGAAGTTTTCCTTATATTACTCTAAAATTACTAACTCCTGCTGATAAATTAATAGGCAGCGTAAGTTCTAGAGTAGACCTTTCTTGGAATGTTCCAAAGGAGTATCCTGATAGTTCGGTCCATACTGCTAGTGCCATGAATAGTCCTAAATTAGTTTAACGCTACCCAACCACGCTGTGTGCGGTCAGTGCTTCCTTCAAATTCACTATTATCTAATGGAACTGCTCTTTGAGAGTTTATCCCCCTTCTTAATTGTAATGCCATATTCTTCTCCTACCTTAAAAGGTTCCTAAATCAAAAGTACTTGCGGTTGGAGCAGTAAATGTTCCAAAATCACCAAAGTTTGCGTTTAATGCAGTTTGAATTTGAGTATTAAGCGTTCTAACATCAAAGCCCCATACTGTTGCTTTAATATCACCACTTGCGCCCGGGCTACCTGCTCCAATGACATTATAGCCATTTAGGCTCAAACTACCACCGAGTGTAGGACTGGTATCAGTTGATACTTCTACTACTGATGCTATATCAATAGTGGTAGCGTTGGCCGTCAGTGTAATTCCCGAGCTGCCAGTTAATGTTTTAAATTTTAATTTATTATCAACGTGATTGACAAATACTGGGGTCCCGCTACCAAGATTTTCACCACCAATACCGGTAGCAAATGTGGCATTTATTAAATCAAATGTTCCGTTAACTTTAGTAAAAGCAGTGTTTAAATCGTCACCTGTGCCGTCGTTAGGGTACTTTCCTAATTTTAGTTTTAACTCGTCTGGTATTATAAATCCGTTTGCCATGTTATTTCCTTGCTCTATAGTATATTTATCAAGGGTTACGAACCGCGCTGATTAGCCAAAAGTCACTGCTCATATTTGTATCTTGTATTACGCCATATGGCATATAAAAGTAACCGTTATCACCCCAACTAGTTCCCCAACTGTTACGTACAATAAAACGTCCATTGGTCTTGCCTGCTACAGGCATAGTGTCATCATAGCCCACGATACAAACAGCATGTCCACCTAATATCTGTTCAGTGGCTGTATTAGGAAAAGGCATCATTCCAGATCCTGCTTGGCCATGAGGAATATTCGCCCAGATACCTTCAAAACTATCATACACTGTAAATCCTATAACAACAGGGTTACCGGCGGCTACTGCGTTTTTAACTGCGGCAAAATTTGTACAGCGTTGATAGCCTGTTACTTTACGTTTAAGAGCATCTGTATATGCAGGAGCCGGTGGTTTGGTAGCAAACTTACTGGTATTGTAAGGCCATAGTGTTTCTACCGGAGCACCTTTGGTATAACATACTTTGATGCCGTCACGTATGTAAGCGCCAGCATCGTAACGCACTGATCCTTCTAATACACGCTCTTCGTAATAGATAAACAAACGGCTTACATCTAATTGTTTGCCGCCTTTACGATCGATGAGTTCAATCTGTCCGGCTATAGCGTTACCAGTACATGAGCCAATGTTCCCTTGATCTTCAATGGGACTACAGTAATTTCTTAGATCAACTACTGGTGCTAGTGTTAGTGCTGTGTTAAGTTGATACAAATGATCTCTAGCATCCGGAGGATCCGGTAGCCAGCGATACTTGCCCAGTAGACTAGGATTAAAAATTCCCGCTACATTGATTGTTGATAAATTTACACCCGTTGTTTTCATATTCGCTCCGTTAAATCCAACCAGTACTACCAGCTACTTTAGCCCAAATAGGATCAGTACCGTCTGTGTAGTTGGCAATACAATAATAAAATTCTCCGCCAATTGAGTCAATAGCTACCATACCTTTTAAATCTCCAGCCTGCCCCTCTTTAGTTGTAGGCTTGGCCTGTAATGTTAATGTAGCACCTAATACACTAGTGCCAGCACTATTTTTAATATCACCACCTGTGGGCAGTTGTAAAATATTAGCTCCACCAGCACCAGCACCAAATGCCCACTGGTTGTCTCCTACTCTGAGATATATTGTTTTATCTACAGTGACTTGTAAACCAATATCGTCAGTGCCACCGGCAAAAGTGGTTTCACCATCGTACTGA